GTCCTACTGCTCCTGCTGGTCCTGCCGGTCCTACTGCTCCTGCTGGTCCTGCCGGTCCTACTGCTCCTGCTGGTCCTGCCGGTCCTGCCGGTCCTACCTGCTCATTCTTTACGCCCTGCTCTAACTTATTTAGTTTCTCTGCTGTAATAACGTCATTATTATTCCATGTCGTTGGTGTATATGCCATACTATCACCTCGCTATTTTGCTTTACCTACTTTTGCCTTTCCAACTTTCCCCCTGCCTACCAAGGCGAGGTCTTCAGGGGGTGCTATTCCCCCACGTGATGACAGTAAATTCCTTTTACTTTATTTTCGTAGGCATCACACATTCCGACTGTTCTGTATGCGTACATATAAGCATCAGCAGCCTGGTTCTGGTCTGGGGAAATAATCTTCGGAACTGTGTGTTTCTGGTACTGGATAGCCGCGTTCCGGTCAATTGCCATAAAGTTGATTGCTTTTCCGTCTGAATTCTTAGCGAATCCACCAGCTCCGCTTGCTGTCAAGTCAACTTTTGTGTAAAATCTTGCGGACGGTACTTTCACGATTCCAGCCCATCCTTCCAATGCTCTTCTGGATGCAGTTGTATCTAAGTCTTCAATCATTCCAACCAATGCTGGATTGATAAACAGATAGCATGTAGATACATCTCCCTCTGCATCTTCGATCGCGTTTCTTGCGGCTCTTAACGCTGCAAGTGCTGCTTTTCCATCGTTCAGTGCGCCTTCTGCTGTTGTGATACCAGAAATCTGTGCATACTTGGAAAATCTCCATGCATCCAACTCGGGCACTACCTGCGTGCGGATAAACTCCCCTGCAAGACGTCCAAATGCTACGCCAGCAGACTCAATATTATCCATTGCATCTACATTAAATTTACGACCTCTGTCGTAGTCGCATTTAACTGTCTCGTAGTCCAGAGTTACATCACCGTTGACGTATCCAGAGGACTTATCATAGTTTGCAAGTCCCTGCATGGACATTTTCGGAATCAAAATTTCGTTTGCATTTGCTCCCTCTCGGATCAGCTCACTCGGGCCATCTAAGATAGATGTCAGTGAACTTTTCTTATACACGAGGTCGAGCATCGTAGAATACTGTTTTCTAAGCGTAATTGAATTTAGCATATCTTATCTCCTTATCATTTAAAATCTTTTTCTGTGAGTCCCATAGCAGCAGCTACCGCATCAAACGCACCTGGCTTCTCGGCTCCGCTTCCAAGCACTGGATTTTTAATCGGTTCATCATCCGCAAACAGGAATTTGCTTTCTTCGTTCTCTTTCAGGTCTTTGAATGCATTTTCAATATCCGTATCCTGATTTTTGGATGCTTTCAGATCATCCGTTTTTAAGTACGGAAGAACCGCTTTTAAAGCTCTTGCACCGTGCTTCTTAGCTGCGGCTTCAAGTTTTCCGTTAAACTCATAATCCTGTTTAATCTGCGCTTTCTCTGCTTTGGATGCTTCGTATTTTGCTTTGTAATCGGCTACCTGACCTTTGATTTCTTCATAGTCTCCGAATCCCTCAATGGCTGTGTTTGCGTCTGTAAGCTGCTGTTTTGTCGTGTCAAGCTCCGATTTGATGTTGTCATAATCTTTTTTTGCTTTACCGACATCTGTGGAATTAGCGTCCAGAATCTTATCAATCTGTTCTTTTTCCAATCCCATTTCTTCTAAAAACTCTCTTTTCATGTTTCATCTTCCTTTCGCTTCGCTTTTTCTCGTGGTCGCACCACATGTCTCAAGTAAGTACCCAGTTTCTCGTCATCTGGCAGGACAAAATAAAAGAGCCGCCTATGCGACTCTCCCTAACATATCCATGTATATCCGTTCTCTTTGTTGTTCTACGCCCATCTTCCGACAGAACTTTGTGTATTCGTACAGTTGGGCTTTGTATTTTACTCTCATGGTCAATATATTGTCTGGATCTGCTCTGGCAGTCTTGAGTGCCATGATCTTAGACCGCTGCGCTCTCATTGCGGTTTCCATTCTTCGCTGTTGCTGTGTAATTCCGTAAGCATCCAACTCTTTACCTTGCCACCTCTTTGTTTTGTTTTCTATGGCATTCTGCTTTTTTAACCATTCATCCGTCCACTGCCGTTCAGACGCTCCTTTTACAAATGGGTAATAATCGTGGTAGCAGTTAGCTCCTTGTAGGCCAGTAGCAGTTCCAAGACCGCACACAGACACCAGTTCTTCTTTGCTGTACACTTTTCCTTGCCACTTCCGGTGTTCCGGTCTGGCTCCTGGATGCCAGTCTACCTCGTAATAATTCGTGCCAAGCTTGTCAGCATTGATCCTGTTCATTTCTCCTGTGATCTGCGATACTCCAGTCAATACGCTTCTTCGCACTGCCACATGTACTCTGTTGCTGTGTCCGGTGGCGTAGTCTACAGTCCTTAAGCCACTGTTCGTCATCTGTGTAACAACTCTACGGATGACTGTGTTGTAATCAAAGGCACCGCTTATCACGTCTGTGATTGCCATATCGACATATCGCTGGTAATACTCCGAAAACGGCATAAATACGCGACGATTACCCATTAAGACCGAGAATCCATAAGACCTTGCAAGGTTATGCAACTTGTCCTGTGTCTGCTTCCTGACGGCCTGCGACACCTGTTTGAGCTGTTCGTTTTCCTCTGCCGGAATAAATTCCCGGTTGATCTGCTCATATAAGTCCCTATCCCTTACATACTGCCACTCCGCTATCTCGTCATACAGCTTAAACATCTCTGGATAAGTGGCTTTAAGAGCATCTTGTAGGATTTTTTCCACCTCTTCTGTGCTCTTTCCCATCTCCACCAGTCTGTTAATCTGGTAATCGGCAGTGGATGTGATCTTTCCGGTCTTGCGTATCCTGCGAACGATATCCTGTATGATCCGGTTCTCAGCATCCATCCAGATAGATTCCATTCTGAGAGACATTTTTACGACATCTGGCTTATCCATTACCTATCACTCCATTACTCCACCTTGATCCGGCACATTCGCTTTTGCAGTTTCTTCATCCTCCCCGAGGAATCGAACCCTGTACTCCCAGTGTGATCTGATTCCGGCTGCTATCTCATTTAGCATCAACTGACGATCCGTTTCCTCATCTGTCAGAATTGAGTCTTTAAAACTGCAGATAAACTCATATCCTGAATGAAGCATTCCTTCGTGGAACGCCAGACCTCTCACAAAATCCTCAAAGCAATCTCGTAAGTTATCTTGGATTGCTTTGACACGATTGTATTTCCGGTTTTTTGACGCTTTAACCTCTGTTGCTGTCTTATCCACGCTCTGCGGATTGCTTAAATCGCCGAACGCAAGACCAACTACAAACTCGATCTGTCTAAAGTAATTCTCGAGACCGTTAATCAAGTTCTGGTCTCTAAGCTCCGGTGAAAATTCTTTGAAAAATCCCTCTTCGCCGTCAATTCCTCGGTACAATCTTTTATTTAACTTGGATACGCCATTCTGTCCGTCTGACTCTCGCTTGATAGCCGCAGCATCCACATGAATCGCCCTCTCACCAGACTCAAACTCCCAGTCTATCCTTGCACTCTGCACGTCCGCTTTCCGGATCAAATCGATCGCATAATCAAAAATAGACGCACCACAAGGCGTATCATCAATCCTGTTCTTGATCGGATTCCGGTAATATCCAAAATCCATTTCTTTCACTCCTGGATATGCTACGTGCTCCGGCAGTCCTCTCCATGCTTCTAGGCTTTCCAACGGGATTTTACGGTCAAATCCATATCTGGTAGATGAACTGTATGCTTCGTTCGTGATCTCAAGGAATCCATTCTTAATACTGTGCCGCTCCAATCGTACATAGTACTTTGAGTCGTCAATATCCCGGAAGTCCAGAAAGACGATATCGTTCGGCTTCTCATCATTTCCAAAGCTCACCGGGATGAACTTATCTGCTGTCACGAACTCTGCCTGTTCATTTCCAAGGGGTTTTAGGCAGAACGAACCAAGTCCAAGACCGTCCTGTAGATTCTCATTCAGGCTCTCTGTGGTTTTCTCAAACAGTTTTAAGAGCTTATCGTTCGATATTTTTATTTCCATTTCCGACAGTACAACATCTGCAAACTCTCTACATATCCCCTGTTCAATCCTCAGGGACTTCACATAACCCTTGCACCAGTCTGCATTCCCAGAGAGCATGCTGTTCCATTCATTTATTTTCTGCACCATTGTGCTTGTAATTGCAGGAGATTCTCTCAACACCTGCTTCATCGTGGTTCTGCTTATCATGTTAAACACTCCTGTAATAACCTTGTTAATAAACTTAAACATCTTGCACCTCACTCTGTCAGCATTTTAATGTCGCGTTCTATCGTGTACTCAAATGCATCCAGTGTATCAATATCACTACTACCGTCATCCAGTCGATCATCTTTCATAGATTTCTCATCCCACACCGCTTCTTGCAGTGCGGTAGATAATGTTTCGCAGTCGTTTGTAATAAAAAAGCGCCCAGCCCCCATGAGCTTTAAGACGCATTCAATTCGGTCTTTTATTCTGATTTTCTTGGCCGGTCTTACAATCGTGGCTGGATTAGCTTTGAGCATAGCGTTTCGGATACTCTGGCCGAGCGTAGTCTCTGCATTGTCCCAATAGATAAAGTCGACTTTTCCATACTTTTCTTGCACCTCGTTCACAAATTTGATAAGCAGATCATTCAGGATGTTTAAATCAATTCCGTCCTTAAAATCCTTGTTCATGTGTCTGACACTATTTAATCCATACACGTTGTTGTCTCGGTCATACCCTCTTGCCACGAAAGAATGACCAGACTTATTACCACCAAAGTCCACGCCAATGACAATCTCTGTCAGATCGGATGCAGTCGGCTCTTTGACAAAATCTTTCGGATGGTCTGCAAATTTGCGGTAAATCGCTCCCTCTGCTCGTTTCCATAGACCAAGAATCAACCGGTCATAATAAACGGTACCGTCATATTCGATGCAGAGCTTCTCCACGAAATCTGGAGCCAGAAACGGATTGTCGAAAATCGTGTATCTCTGCAAATAGATATCTAATTTTTTATTGTCGAGAAATTCTTTTAGCCAATGTGTCGGATTCTCCGGGTTGCAAGCTCCATCAAAACAGGAATACGTCTTATCAAGACGTGATTTCAGCATCTGGAATACTTCTTTGTTCCACTTTGCAATCTCATCCCCGTAACAATACTTGATGGACGCTCCCTGTATCTTTGCGACTTGACTGACCTTTTCCGCTCCGAGACAATAAACATCCTCTCCGCATACTCTGGCTACATTCCGGTTATTGATGTTCCCGATCAGATCACTGGTATAGATTTCCCTCATCGGTTGGAGCACGTTTCGCTCAATGGATTCTTTAGAGACTCCCATTATTACATTTAAACCGGGTTTGCCAGCTCTTTCTCTGATTCTATGCGGTACGATATAAGCAGTATCGACAAAAGACTTTCCGGAACGTACCGCACCGGATTTAATATTCCATCTGTGCGTAGCGTTAATTATGTACTCATTCTGCTTTTTGCTTAGCTGCATTGTCATGCAATCCTTTCAAGATTTCATCCAGCTTCTCAATCGCTGTCCTATCTTCATATTCCTGCTTATCTCTCCACTTGTCCGGTTTCCGGTTCTTCAACCAGAAGATCTGGGCTGTAGTGTCCGGCGCTACTTGCTTTGTGACCTTTTTCGTAGTTTTCATCTCATCAAGTTCCGGTATGTATTCCCTGGTCGTTTCCGTGTACTCATATCCAAGCGCACGTTTTAGCAAAGCATTCTCGACTTGACGATCAACAACCTCTTTTCCTCTTTTTAGGGTGTCCGAAATGTCCGAATACTTGTCTTTCCAGCTATTTAATGTGCTTCTGGAAATCCCGATATTATCTGCAATCTGCTCATCCGTCAGACCGTCTCTCGCCCACCCCTCTATCTTTAGCAAGCCTTCCGGCTCTAGCCATTCCTGATATTTACCTTTCGCCATCCGACTCACCACCTTTAAAACATAATAAAAGCACCCATCTCTGGATGCCAAGAATTTAGGACTACTGCTCGAAAGAATTAATAACGCCAACAAAAACCAAAATAACCAAATACACAATCAAAATTTATAAGAAAAAAAGAAGGAAACTTTGCAGTAGTCCACAATGGGTATAGCAGGATTCGAACCTGCGACACATCGGTTAACAGCCGATTGCTCTGCCAACTGAGCTATACACCCGTAGGATGCCAGTTGACATCCTTTACCCCATCCGCAGCACTCGGGTACTGACACTAAATATAGATTGCTGAATCTATTTTTTGTTTGTTGTTCTGGCAGATCTGCGGATATCTGCGTTTTGGTACCATTTGCAATGTAAGTCCGGTGTGCACTCCCAGAACAGACCTCAGCTGTGCGGCCTGTATACTCACATCACAAAACCGTGTGCAGGGATCGAACCCGCTTGTCCCAACTGACCACGGCATAGAAACACCGCCAGACAAGAAAGGGGAGAAGTCCGGCGGTGTTCCGAATGTTTGGAAAGATTGTTTTAGAACAATATATAATCGTTCTAGAATAATTATATCATAAGTAAAATGTTAATTGTGTTAATCTTTCAGATATTCGCTAATTATTTGTGAAATTCTTCCTCTGCTATATCCAATGATGTCTGCAACCTCTTGCTGCTTCTTACCTTCCACAAATGCCAACTCAAATATCTCTTTAATCTCTGGATCATCAATCCCGTTTATGTAGTCTTCAACTTCTTTCTGCTCCTTCAGAATCAGTAGCCTATCCGCTTCTTTTCTTCTGATCTGCCGTCTTACATTCTCTTCTTCGTAAGGGTCATACATTTGTACAGACGTTCTCACTTCGGTGTACGGAAAATCTGCACTGGATCCCGTTACCTTCCCCATGACAACAGTCGATTCCCGTTCACAGAGTTCTCGTATCTGATTCTCAATCCGGATAAGTCTATCTTTATTCGGTTTATACCTTTTCAGTGTTTTCTTGTCCACTGGCAAC